ATTTTATATATTTTTTTGTTTTTTTATATTATTTTATTTTTTTATTCATATATTAATTATTTTATTAATTAAATTATTTATTTTGTTAATTATTAAATTATAAATCATAAAGTTTAACATCCATGTTATCCAAAATATGTTGTTCTAAAGACATTTCTAAAATAGCATTGATCTTGTAAATTATATTACGAGTTATTTTTCCATTTACTTTACATAACATCGCATATTGAAATTGATCATACATATATCCATATAATAATGGTGAAATTAGTTCATTTCTAGGTTTAATAGTTTCTAAAGTACCTTTGACAACATCCAACAGTACTTTATCATCAATATTTAATCTAATATTATAATATAATTTAATAGTTTCAGCACTTTGTTTAGAAATAAAATCTTCAAAAAATATATCTTTTGATTCTTTAAACCATTTGTCCTTAATCCTGATGATCCGTGTATCCAATCCACAATTCAATAAATTGTTAAAATTAAAATTATATAATCTAGATGATCTTTTTATAGCTCTTTTAGTTATACCATCTTTAAATGGTAAGATAACCCAATTGTATTTATTTTTATATTTAACCGTTCCAGGATTAAGTATATCATAGAGCTTTTTTTGTATCAGCGTAATCTTTATATATACTATTTTGAATACCCTTAAATTTTGACAAAGTATCAATATCTACTTTATGAAATCTTTTATTATAATTAACTAGTCGGTATTTATTATATAGTTGTTCAAATGGTTGACAACCAAGACCACCAATATGTTTTGGAATAAACATTATTTTATCAATATTAGGAATGTGCCGATTACATTCTCTCTTAAGTTCATTTTTTAACAATAATATTGATATTTCATTTCTTTTACAAAAATCGTAAGATATAGATATAAGTGTATTAACGTATTCAAATTTATCATCAGATTCTTGAGAATTAGTTTCTGGTTCTAACAAACTAATTACTATTCTGCAAGGGTATCCATTTAAATTACCATTTTGTGATATTTTCCGAAGGTATTCATTTCTATCTATAGCAACAAAACTTTTCATCGGATGAACTTCAAAAGATAAATGTTGAAAAAAATAATTTAACAAATAAACGCTGATTGCATCTTTAAAAAATCTGTTGTAAACATCATCTCCTTGAACATTGTATTCTATCATTCCTTTAAACCCATAACTTTTAATCAAATTATCTACTACGTATAATTCAGCATGATTAACTATAGTATTTATAGTAGATGTCCATCTCCAACCTGATAACAATCCGTTCTGAACTTTGACTGTACCGAATCGTTTACTACTATAATAATTATTTTGAAATAAGTATAATACTTTATCTGCTATTTGTCTAGCCTCCATAGTAACATTAAATTGAAGAAATAAATTAATCAAACTTCTAACAGTTATCATGATCATATCATTATTTATACTTCTATCAAATTTTCCTTGATCTATAGGATTTTTAAGACCATCATCTTTTGTAGTATTGATTACAACAGATAACCAAAACTGTAATCTTTCATGAGTATTCATATACATAGTTGAATTAGGATAAGTTTTAAGACTAGGTTTAATATAATATTCAATGTATGATAATAATAAATAAAAGTATAAATCCCCACTCATAACGCTTCTAGTTTTTCCTTTTTGTAATTTGATTACCATAGATACATCAACATGCTTTCTTTTCATAATTTCATTTTTAAGTATAACCGGATCAGCAACTAATGATACTAGCCATTTGGTTTGTTTAGGCACAAAATCAC